GGGCCCACCTAGGTGGGCATGTCAATTCAAAATATTATGGACGCCTACTTATTAGTCCCCGGCGACCCTAGAAGAAATGCACACCCGCTCCTAGTCGGTTTTAGTGTGTGCACGTGTAATTATTCTCACATCCGCCCCTCTCCCTCCGATGCAGTAATTTACCTTTCTTCGGGATTCACATTTAAGTGAGAGTGATCTGTGTGTTTGAGTACACAATGGTGGCAGTCATTAACTGCACTTTGACACCATGACATGCGTATTACTTACGACTTACGCTTGTTACCCCTGCGCTTCCTTGGAGGTTGTCCTTGGTTGGCAGGAGCCTGAGTAGCAGGTTTCTGCTGTGGTTTGATGGCGGTAGACGCCGCTCGCGCTGCTCCACCTACTGCCCCACCAATCAACTTCGCCCCTGGGACGAAGTTTCCCACAACATCACCCACTATCGGGGCGACATCGCCGACGACTTTCAAGACGTCAGCAAACCACTCACCTAAGGGGTTTTCCCCCACGGGGACCCCTACCGGTAAGTGATCCATCACTTTGGAGTAGATTTCAATAGCAGTTGAGTCAAATCCAGGTGGTGCCTTTGCAAGCACCAACAGATCCTTATTGCTTTCAGAGGGCACCCGTTCAAATAACATCTTAGATGTCACTTGTAGGGTAGTATTCTCATTTAAACCTGAGAACACACATCCTGAGATGTCCCAATTTAACAAGTCGGTCTGGGAACCCTGCAATTGCAACCCAAGTGTACTATCCACTTTGGGCAAATAAGCAATCCGGTTTCCACCTGTTTCAAGTGCTGTCGCACTTGGAGTTTGCTGCAATCCTGACCAACCAGGTACAGGAGAAGTGTAGTTATTATCCACACTATTGAGAGTACATATAATGTACACACCATCCTTAGCCTCCCAGGTCTTTGAATTCGGATACAGAGCTGCTGCTGCTGTATTGGTAGGAGGGCACGCCCCCAACCTACCAGTCACCTGCACGCCATTAATCAAACCATAGTTTGTGGCATTTGCCGTTTGCGCATTACATGGGGACTTGTACACAGTGACAGAACCACCCTTGTACAACTCCGCCGTTGTATTATGCACTTCAAACCCAACTGCCACTAAACGATAGTAGCCATTGGTGAAGTCCTGCGGCATTTGCAGGGAGAAATCATTAGCACCAGAAGTAGCACTAGTCCAATCGTCACCGGAGGTCACCCCAATCATGTTCATTCCTGAACACAATGCTATTGCATTCGTTTGTGTAAACGAACCCAACGGCGAATACACCGATCGTAAGAAAGATGAATCCTGGTTAACGGTACCTGCTCCTTGCCAATTGTAAGTGCATGGGTTAAAGAAAATGTGGCCATCCCAATTCCCGGTCACAGATGATGGCTTAGAGAAGTTAACAGTTCGGTTAACAACTTGCACCACGGTCCGAGATGATGAAATGTCAGGGTAACCATTGCAATTTACGTCCTCATCGTGGAACGGGTCAGTGGCATTCACCAACCACGTCAAACCCTGAGGTGTGATTTGACGCGTTTCCAGCATGCGATTGATAAACCCACGAGCCTTACGACTCATGCGTCCAATATCAACTGTAGTAGCCATGGTAGAGAAAAATTTTTGAAGGGCTGTTGTCAGACACCCTAGAGCTAATCGCGGAACTCCTAAGAGATCGTTGATTTGGTTCACTTCCAGCTGTACCTGGGGCTGTGACCACACTGAGTATGGTAAAAAAACCCCATTAACAGTCTTCCCTTTCAACACATCCACTAACTGCTGTTGATGGTGTCGCTGAGAGAACGAACACAACATAACAGTTAGGTTGTAAAAAAAGTGGAGTTGAACAGCTCTTTTGTAGCTCAAAAAGTGTGCAGCAACATGCATGCACGCAGTCGGAAAATACCGCACCAAACCAGGCACTCCTGAAACGAAGTAGTGGACAGATGCTTCCATGGCTATGATACAGGCCGTAAAAACCTTACCAAGATTCCATTTCTGCAAATGTTTAAACCACTCCTCACAAACAGGGGCTATCAGCAAGACTTGGCTCAACATTGAGATAATTCCAAGCCTCACTCCAGGTTCAGCGTTGTTCCACAGGGTCCAAAATATAGAGCCCAAGTACGGATACTCGCGAGGGGGTTTTGGAGGCATTAAAGCATTTCGCTCAGTGCCATCTGCCCCCCTCAAAATGTCCTTATCAAAGAACTCATCAAAAACTGGCGACAGAACTCTCACTGGTAAGGAAACCACCCTATCCAATAATTGCTCTGCTTTCTCTATCACGTCACGAGTGACTCCATAGATACGTTCCACCATTGCAAATGTCTCCTCCGTGGCTGAGGAAGCCACGTCTACATGAGGTTTATGTTTATAAAACTCACGCTCAACATATGGTTGCGCATCAATATCCGGTGTGCAACGAAGGACTGCGCGATTTAATGCTCGCAGAACGGGTATGTGTGCTGTGTCTTTTTGTAGTCCTAAAGCAACTGCCTTTGCCCAAGCTAAGGGCCTCGTATCGTCCAATCGGGACCACCCACTCTTAGTGAGTATTCTCCCTATCTTCGGACCGAAGACAATTCCTTTATCACTAGGATAAAAGTACCCACTACAAAACTCGGAGTCATACGGATTCGGATTCAACTTGATCTTTGGTTGCAGACCAAGTGATTTCAAATGCCTTTCAATGGCAGCAAAGTGCTTCACTACGCCTGGATGGGTGATGATAAGATTATCATCCCCTAACACAAACATAATTGCATGAAACCTTAGCTGTCCCATTCTAATCTCCAACACTTCGCACATTGCTGTTGCGTGGTCGAATGCATTCAATTCTGAATTCCCACAGGAGGTGTTACCATCCCCTGATTTACGACGTGCCTCCGTCTTGTAGTTAACGCCATGAGCGGTGCATCCTGATGTGACGATTTGTTTCTTAAGAGCTGTCATTACTACTCGAGGCGGCTTAAACCTCTCGTATGTATCCAACTCAAACTGAATCGCTGGCTTCCCTTGGGTACCATCCCACACCCCTGCATCATCTTCAATAGCTATCACAGCCCCCCACAGTCCAAATATGTGATCTACAGCCTTTTGAAACACTGCGCCTAAAGTTTCAGCGTTCATCCCAGATGTGTAGATAATGGGTGATTCCTCTTCCCAGCTCCACCTCCTAGCCAAGTACTTTGAAAACGAATAAGTCCATGGACCTGTTGCTACTTGGTAAGGGGCGTGTCTCCCAGCTATCAACCTAGGAGAAAAATCATAGGGACCTCCATCATCTGTTTTAAAGACAAATTCTCGTTTGACAAATGACTTATTGGACCCATAATTACCTGGTGTCCAAGATGAAGACCACTCACGCGCTTGAATGAAATCTTTTCTCTTGGCTAAGGGGAATCGAAGGAGCCACTCTGAAAAAGACACCATTTCGATGTCAAAAGAAGTTGGTTTCAACAACTCCCAGAAATCTTCTTCATACTTAGACCTCATCTTAGCCCAATAGCGTGCAACCACTTCTTTGTCTTCCAACTCAAAAGTGCATCGGTTCATGACAGCCAGCGTCTCGTTATGAACACAAGATCTAGCCTGAACTGGCATTCGTTGTCCGAACACAATGCCGCACGCCAAAGAACCATGCTTTGGCCTACAAGTATCTTCCAGTGGAATAATCACACCGGTCGAAGAATCCTGCTTTTTCAAAGGTACCCCTTGACAGCAAACATCGTCATATTTTTCATGACCGATACTCACAAGTGACCCTGGGGGTGGTGGTTGACGGCGGTATAAAGCGCCGAACAACAACGATGTGGTGCTCAACACATCTCTAAAAGAGACGCTCTGCATTCCCAGTATCTTAAATGCTACTCGCAAGAGCAGCAAACCTCCAACTGAGAGGAGAAGAGTGCGGCCGTACTTTTGCCATAAGTACTTCCACCATGAGGTTCCACCGTCTTTTATCATTTCATTGTAATATCGGAATTTATCCTTGCAATCTCCCCATAACTGGGTTAACCGACTGCTAGATGCTTCAATATCACTAAAAGCAATATAAACGGCGTCCACAACCACCAGGTCCACCAACTCTTCAGGAATTTCTAGTTGTTTAACCAGATTCCTTGCCATGTTTGTGCATGACTGTAGAGTTTGTGCATCTCTAGGTTTATTGACCATCGCAGTTTTTAGTTGCGACATGACGATTTTTGGTATTGGCACAGGGTTGTCCTCACCTAATATCAACCATGACATCAAGGAGTAGGCCGGTCTTTCCTTCGAGTACGTTGGGAAGATCCCACGCGTTGCATTCGAAAGAGATGTTACTGGCTGTAACTTAACTACTCCTGTATAATTCACAGATGCTATTTGTGCTCCTGTGTCCATACTCACTTCAGCGGCCAGCTTCTTCAGTCCAATCACCGACTTGGTAAAGACATAAACGTGTGAGTCACCAACAGATGAAACTTTAGACCATGCGATCGCATTCGTTCCATCTGAATAATAACCTCCGTCTAGCCAATCAAGCATAGGGTGAACATAAGGACTACTATTCCCATTTGTCTGGGACGTCACTGTTCCGGTACCTGACACCTTGTACTTTACGTCTCCTAAGCACATAAAACCAAAAGGATTTTTGATCTCATGTATTACGGCCACCAACAGCCCTTTCGAACTGTAGTAAACGGCTTTGACGACGTCTGCCGGTTTCAAATAGTAAAGTGAATGTATTGAAAGATAACTTGTTGGCATTCCTCCGCACACGCAGAATTCCTGCAGGCGGTGGGTACACCACTTCGTTGATGTGAAACGTGCATTTCGCACTGAATCATATGGACTCAAAACTGGGTTAAGACTCCAAATGTTAGACCTTTTGGCATTGTTATGACGGTCAGGAGACCCTCCAATGTCAAATATTTTCCCATCGGCACCTCCACGTTCTAAAACTTGGATTGCCATTATTTCAACCACTTTCCTTTCAAAAGCAGCAACTGGGTGAGTATGCGCTGTCAAAGGTGTTGTCATTTTCGGTATATGGCCAGGCATGTACAATTCCATTTTCTTTAACATCTCATCTGTGAAGAGGATGTTTGTGTGATAATGATTGCCCTTCTGGTCCGAAATAACACCATGCTTTGACGGCGGATTAGGCGGGCTGGGTGGTGGTGACTGAGGATTGCCACCGCCGCCCGTATTCCCCCCACCAGTCCCATTGCTGGGAGGCGGAGGAGGATTGCCGGTCCTCGTTTGTTTCGGGTTGTCTCCCGTAGAAGCCTCTTTCTTTGCACGCGCAGCTTCCTTGCGTTCTTCCTTAGCCTTCCTTGCTTCACGTCTCTTAGCAGATTTGGTTTTGGCCTCGTCTGTTTTGGCTTTGGCGTCTTTCGATTTCTTCTCAGGAGTGGCAGTAGAACCTGCCTTGGTGACTGGGGACTTTGGACTGGTGCTAGACCCTGTCGGGCCATCCACTCCTCCATCTCCCTTTCCTCCTGATCGCTGTACTTTTCCAGCTTCATCTTTTGCATCGCCTTGAGGAGGCCTCCCATCGGGGTCCTCCCCTTTTGCCAAACTAGAGTTTGAACTAAAGGATGACAGAATGTCTTTCTGTTTTTGGGTTCGAGGAACATATTCTCCGTCAGTACTCGATATGAATCTCCAGTCTTCAAGCTGTTCCTCCTTTTCAACCGTCATTTTGGGATACCGTTTGCGTTGGCTTTTCATCAACTCAAGCATGCGTCCGCATCTATTCAGGTCAATAGAGGGCTTGATAACCTTCCTAAATTCATCAAAGTTTGCCTCACAAGAAGGCAATTTAACGAATGTTTTCTCGTCAGCTTTAAAACACTTATCTCCCAGGAGGTTTATTGGGCCTGCGACATTGTATTTAGAGATAGTAGCATCACTATTGAGTATCAACAACTCAACAGTGTTATACCAGCGTGGCACCTTCACAGGCACTAACACCGGCACAGCAACCTTTGTCTCCTTCACCATGTCTAAGTCCCACGCCCAGCATTTGGTCATTCCGACCTCCTGCGGGTGTTCCTTGAGAAGAGTGTATCCAGCTTGGGACAAGTGTTCCAATTCATTTTCGCTATTCCACACACACGACTCAATTCGGTATACATTTTCCACCATGAACTTCCGTTCCGCGGTAGACTGCAAGTCCTGAATTCTCGAATCATTTAGTAAAATTTCCATAATGAATGAAG